CAGCACGCTCGAGGTGATCTATCTCATAGCTCGTTACCTTAAGCAAACGTTTGCCGTCTTTTTCACCTAACACAAAAGCAATAAGCGGATGATAACATGGCAAGAAATCACCTTCTTTGTATGGGGATTTCGTATCCCCATCACAAAAATTCAGGAGGAAACATCAAAAAAAAGAACAGACAATAACAATTAGAGCAACACCAGCTCCTACAAGCAAAAGCATCTGTAGGCAAAAATCATCAAGCATTTTATCTTTATCATCATTTTTCATTTAATCACCTTACAGTTTATTATATTCATTAATATATCATATATTCATAGCTTGTCAATAACCTAAAGAGAGCATTTTGCTTATCGTGGTGTCACTCAGCCCCATTACATCAAGAGAGTAATGGGGCTGTGTCCGCTCGCTGGCGCTCGCTGGTGCATATCTATTCGCTAACCGCGCTCACGCTTGGTTACAAAACAGAAACTCCGAAGCAGAGCTCCGGAGCTTTCTGTTTTCTTTATCTCTGATGCTTAGAACGTTTAGGACCTGATCCAAGAATAGCAGCATTATACTTTTCCATAAGTTTAGCATACTGTTCAGCAGAAACAGAACCTTCACCGGAGGTAGAACCTCCTGTAACATCAAGACCAAGAGCCTTAAGAATAGAATTAACAGCTTGAACATAGTTCGAAGGATAATTCTGCTCAAGAAAAACCTGATTCTCAAATCCTTTATCAGTCTGATACTTACCAAGAGCATAGTGCATATTGGCATTGTACTTAGAACCAGCATAACCAAGCTCGGCACCATATTTAGAAGCATCGGCACCGATCTGAGCAACGAGCTTCTCCATAGCGGTGTACTTATCGGCTACGGCCTCTTGAGTACGAGCGTTAACATTGGCAGTCTGAAGCTGTGTCTGTGCCGAAAGAACAGAACCAAGAATCTGAACCAAAGCGGCATTAGCAGAGGTATCAACCTCGCCTTTAGCACCAGCAGAAGTCACGCCAGAAGCGGTAGCACCGGAGGTAACGGCAGCGCCGTTACCTCCCATAGCACTAAGCACCGGATTGAGACCGGCCGCTTTAAGATCGCGAATCTCACGCTGATGCGCAGAATTGCTCATGTATTCCTGCCAAGAACGGCTTTTAGCGGCCTCCTGAGCGTTGAACTGCATAGCAAGGGCATTTTGCCTCTCCTGCCAGTCGCGTTGCTCAGAAGCCATCTGAGCGCTTTTAGCGGTATTTTCTGAAGCAGTCCGAGTAATACGAGAAAGAGCAGAATCCAAATTACCGACAGCCGGCACGCTCTGAACCTGAGAAGCATCCTTACCAGTAGTCATTAGATCACCTCTCAATGATGGTCAATCAGACCAGGGATAGAGTACAACGGCATCGGACGGGTAGTCCGATTCTTAATGTAGATATCGGCAAACAACTGATTGCTGACGCTGGAAGTAACAGCAAGCACACGATCAACGTTAGCTTTATCCTCACGAATCCACGAATCAGAGAGCATAGGAAGGGCAGAATAATCATCAGCCAGATGCCAAACATCGAGGGACTGCGCATACTGGGAACGCATCTCACCAGTTACACGGGACGGCTTATAACGGTAGTCAGCCCACGCTTCCTGATAGCCAAAGACCTGATCATCAATGACAGCACCAGCGGAATCCTTAACGCCGGGACCTTGGGCAAAAATCTCCTTGTTCTTCACAGCCTGTTCGCCGATATTGGCGAAAACAGGCCAATAGTAATCAAAGCGATCCTTACGAGACCAGAAACGTTCAAGACCCTGCTGATAAGTATGATCGTAACGAGCGACCATAACACCGATGACAAAACCATGCTCAGTGAAAGACTTGGTGAAATCGGAATGAGTATCCGTAGTGACAGACATACCAGTGACAGTACCCTGTGCAGTCTCGCCGGAGGCCGTAGCCGACTGCTGGACAACCTGATTAATATTGATGGGGACACGGTTACCACCGAGATATTCGGGACGCTGAAGACGGGCATCGGGAGAAGTCACACCGAAATGAGACTTAAGAATTTCGATGTAGCGGGAACCGCCGCGGGCGTCTTTCTCGTAGAGCTTCTGAATCTGGAACGCCATTCGGAGCTGATTGATCGAAGCACCGAGACCACCAGAAGAAACAGCATAAAGATTAACAGGATCAAAACCGGGTATTTCAGAAGAACCACCATAACCAGTAAGGCCAGCATAATTGGAACCGGCAACAACAGGTGAAAAAGCCAGAGAATCATAAATATTAACCGGCCGATTAACAGCAGCAGGAAAAGAAACATTCGAAACACCAGTTAAAACATATCCACCAGGATCATGAGGCTTTTCACGGGTAACAACAGGATATTCACCAGAAGTAGCCGAGGGAATCAAAACATCCGGGCCTTTCTGCGGAGACGGAAGGCAACTTGTGAAATAGTCATGATACTTGGCAGCCTTATAGGGAAGACCGCCTTTGGCAACATCGGTAACAAACGTGCCGGAATTCACGCCGGCTACAGTAGCATCATCAACGGGAACAACGAGCGGGTCAGATAGGTTTTCATCACGAAACCATTCATTAATCACCAGGGCATAAGCTCGGAAGGGAAGAGCACTAACGGAAAGAGAAGGAATGCCAGTAGGAATACCGAGATAATCGGCAATAGTTCCAACAGACCATCCACTATCAGCAGGAGCAGTAATCTGAGGAATTTCATACTCTGTCTGAGGAATCCACGCGGATTCCGTATTCTCGCCATTGAACTGCTTCCAATGAGACCAAGTAAGGCGATTCGGTACGAAGAAGAAATACGTGTCGAGGTAGATGTTATCCATGACCGGAGTAAGCAACGTCTGCAAACGCACAACCTTGGAAGTATCCAAGTTGAACGTATCTCCCGGTAGTACTTCGTCAACAAAAAAAGGTACAATGTCACCAACATTAAACGAAGTCTTAAGAGAATGCGAGCGATCAAACGTCGATCGCCTGATATCGATGTTAGTGGGATTAAGCGCGAAATGAGATTCAACATTGCGGTTCATTCCGAAACCTCCTTTTTCGGCTCAACAGCCGGTTTTTCCTCCTGGGACAGGTCAGGCTCTCGCTCGGGCTTGATTCCGAGCTTGTCGAGGAAATCAGGCTTGTCCATGCCGGCCATGAACTCCGCAAAATTGTGATTAAACTTCGCGCGGATATCGACCGGAAGAGAATTGAAAAAGCACTGACCTTCATTGACCCTGTTCAGAAGCTCAGCATAAGACGTGGGCATATTGGTGAAATCACCATAAGCGCCTTGGACACGCGAAAGCGCGTCAACGTCGCCATTCTGAAATCGAGCAAGAATCACGTGGATATCGACGGCTTCGGCGTGGGATTGAATGAAATCGTAAAGGTCTTCTTTGCCAGATTCAACGAGATCCATAACTCCATTTTCATCAAATTTAGGCTGATAGAGAATCCTTTCGCGCTGACCTCCATTTGAAATGAAGCGAGTTCGCGGACGATACTGAGTAACGAATCCAAGCTTTTCATCATACATGATCAAATATCCTTTCTCTGGATGGAAGTACCATCCAAAATCACCTCGGGAAGCTGGGTCGAGATCGTGCCGGTCTCGTTATCAAACTCACCGATCTTACAGAGTGCATAATCCTCAATGTGGGAAAACAGAAGGCTTTCCTTCTGCATACAGGCATGAGCAAAATTCCGCATAGCGGAAGAATCGTTCTGATCTACCGTAGGCGGAAGAAAGCCCGTACGGGCATCACGAATAGAATAAACACCATATTTCATTCATACAACTCCTTTAAACCTTCAATACTGACCGAAACATCAACGGAATCCTCAGGAATCTGAGCAAAAATACGAGCCAAAGGCTCAACGGGAACAACATAACAGACGGTATCAACAAGATCATCACCGTCATAAACGCCAACAGTCAATTCAAGCTTCACAACCGGATACCTCCACGGAAAACAGTCGGGTTAATATTAATCTTCTTAGACTTCGCAGCAGTACGGCGAAAGACCTTCTTGTCTTTCTTGGGACGCATCTTTTTACGCATTAGATACTACTCCTTTTCAATGATTTTATTCGGGCCAGCTGATTACGTTCTTCAACGGCAAGCTGGTCTAAATAACTAAGTGTGGTTTTCTGTAATTTCGCTTTCTGAGCTTCAGCTGCCATCTTCTGACGAACAGCCTTAAGCTTGGCAGATTCTTCCGGACAATCGACATCAAAAAGTTTGTCATAGTACTTCGGAGGTCGAAACTTCCTTCCTCCTTTCTCAGTCGAAATGTTGATGAACTCGTGTTCATATAGATCGGGATGATCCTCGTAATACTGCCGAGCAATGCCAGGCTTGCGAGACATAAGCGAAAACTCAGGAACAATGTTGAAATTCTCGTAAAACTCAGCTTCAGGGCCGGTGAGCTTCTTCATGACATAACGAGCGGTATAAGCGCAAGTCTCCCAAGTCACAGGAGCTACAACAGCAAAGCCATTCGGCCAAACTTCTTGAAGAGACGCAGAATTGAAGTATTGGAAACCTTGAGCAGATCGCTTGTAAGGTACAAGATCATGAAGCTCCAATCCAAAAATGATTGCATGATAGTGAGGGCGAAACGTCAAAGAACCATACTCACCAGAAGCAAAGAAACGAATACCTTCACCGAATTTCTTCCGGAGACGCTTCATAAAAAGTTGAAAATCTCGCTTCACAAGAGACATACTCGGCAGAGCCTCGCCGGTCTCCGGATCGGCATAGTAATGGATCGGTACATGAGCATCATCATAAGTAAGCGTTACAAAATAACTGGACTTGTGATATTCAAGCTCCAACATACAACGGTTTGCCCATTCACGGGAACGCTGAAGACGACAGCCGGAACACTTACCACAGGGAATTTCAATGAACTCCGTAACATCACCGGGACGGCCATAAGCGGGATGTGTGCAACACGCAAAACCTTCACCAGCACGCTCGAGGTGATCTATCTCATAGCTCGTTACCTTAAGCAAACGTTTGCCGTCTTTTTCACCTAACACAAAAGCTTTAAGCGGATGATAACATGGCAAGAAATCACCTTCTTTGTATGGGGATATCGTACCCCCATATATTTTCGGAAATTTCAAAAATTTTCGCAGCAATGGCAGGCATTTCAAGAATCGGCGCGAAAAATTGGGTAGACGGAAGGGTAGACGGCGACCCTCTCGGAAAACCCGCAAGCCCTTGCGCCCCAGGCGTTTCGGCGGGTAGCCATC